ATCTTGCCTTGAAATACTTCTTGATGAAGTTGCCGTGAATCTCACGCACACGTGTAGCAACGTGTTCGGTAATTTCGTTATAACCTTCGGATGCAGATACTTTAGAAACTTCTCTACCGTCTACGATGTCCGAATAAGGAACCCAGTTATCAGAAGAATCTAAGTCTTCTAATTTAGAAAGAGTTAGACGAATGCGATATCGATCTGCGCCTGGCGAAGAACGGTTGGGTGTAGCACCTTGGTTATCGAACAGAGCATCGTTGTCAGAAGACGTAACGATATCTTCTGTTACTTTGAAAACAATAGTACCAGTATAATTCTGATCGTACTTTCTCAGGTAGATACGTTGTGCAGGAGAGAATACGAATCGACCAACCGCAAAGAATGAACCTTCACCTGTTGCGTATCCAAGAGCCCTACCCGTTGCAGGGTTGACTGCGGTGTCTTCTTGTTGTACATCAAAGGTGTATGTGTTACCATCGATTGTACCCTGAAGAGTTTCATCCGGAGTAACACGAGGAGCCGTATCACCCGCTGTGTCTGTAGGAGTGTCTAAGTATGTTACGTAAATTGTTTCCGGATCAGTTGCAGTCGCCGCTAAAACATCGTTAACACGAACTTTAATATTACTTGTCTGTCCGACAAATACATTTCCTCTAATATCCACAGCACTAGGAATCGGAGTTGTCGATTTAATTTTGACAAACTCAAGCTTTCTTTCAAACGCAGAACCCGCATTGTTAACCGGAGCACCGTCCTTGAAGACGTTTTGTCCTAGACGTGTAATCTCTTTCTGGACAATTGTCTGAAGTTGTGTCAACTCACGTGCTTGTAGGGCCCGCCCACTGTTAAAGAGGATACGATGATATCCATCACTATCAGCGTGATCGTCCTTGTACGTTGTTTTGAAAACCTGTTTATTGAATATCTTTGGCATTTTATTCTACAACCTTAGAGTTGAATTACAATCTTAATGTCTTCTGTTTGGTCTGTCGATCTCTCAACCGCCGCACGATTATCTATGTATAGGAGTTCACCCGACATGGGGTCAAACTCCGGTCTCAAAATATTACTTACCGTTGCAGTAGTTGAACCACCACCCTCTACAATAGAGATAGTCTCACCAGAATCAAAATCACCATATCCAGTGTAATCGCTTTGATGGAAGAAGATTCCGTTAGAGTCCACATCATCGATATACGCTTTCGTTCCGGATGTCGCACCTTGGACAATCAGATCGTCCACGAAAGGGCCATCATTGACAGAGGTCAAGGTCAACTTAGAAAGTCCGAAACCAGTCTCTTGTGTAAACAGTCCATCACTATCCCACTGTTTAATGTTTTTCAAAAGAGACACTTGACGGAACTGTTGATTGATGATAAAATCACCATCTTCGGTTCCAGTCGGTTTGGTGTTGAACATAATCGCACCAGACTTGAGATCGTCACGGGGGTCTGCACCAATACCATTCGGCGGGCCAATGATTGCACGAATTTGTGCAGAGTCACCACCCCCACCATCAATCGTAACACTCGCACGAGTGTATCCTTCACCGAATGCGATGGAACCATCGGAACTATCTTTTACGGTAACCTTAGTGATCTGTCCACCAACCACAGTCGCAACCGCCTTTGCCTTCCCGTTACCATCACCAACAATAGTCAGTGTGGGAGCAGATGTATATCCTGATCCGTTATTAGTAACTACATATCCCAACACCTGTCCTGGCTTAGCGTTCTGTTGAACCAACTGTTGTTCCACGTCTTCTGCGGGAGAGTCGGAGTCAACACCAACTTCATCTAATAGTAGAGTAGCATTTGCACTGTCTTGCATCTTCGCAACGGGGATATACGCAGTTGAGATGAACTTTGACGCTTTCAATGCACCGATAGAGTACAGGAACTTCCACATGTATCCGTCAGCCGTTCGGAAAGGTGTACCAGTTGTTTGTCCTGTGGGTTGTACCGTAGATGCGACTACTTGAGGAGGGTTAGCATTTGTTCTACCCTGTTGTAGACACATATAAATCTGTTGGTTTGAGTTCATCACGTAGTATGCGTTCGTAGGATATCCTTGCTGATCGTCATCATAAGCAGAGTAGACCGCACCGGATGTCCAGTTATAACGAGGAACCACAAACGTCTGGTCAGTAATGTTCTTTACCGATTGAATAGCAAGACGGGTAAGTCTCGCATCACGCAATGAGTTCTCAGGATTAGGAGCAACGTCAGAATCGTTCCAGTCTTCGGAACGTCCAATTGCTGCATAATAAAAGTTGTCCGAATCCTTGATGTCGGTAAGAATATCTCTGATAGAATTCTTTCGTTGTCTGTCAAAAACTATGGCTGCCATTTTTTCGTCCTAATTAACTTAATATTGCACCGGCGGAATCGATACCTGTATTTATTACGATCCATTCAGCGGTATCCCAAACGAGAGTACATGAGTGGTTTACTGGTAGTGTGATTGTGTTAAAGTTCTGCAAGTTTGAAGGTGTGATTGTTGCAGTACCACTGTTCTGGTTAACCAGATACTTGATCTCACCTCTTTCAGCACCGTCTGGCATGGTTATGGTCAAAGCACCACCAGCGTTAAAGAATGTGAGAGGTACACCCACATCAACCGCACCGTTAGATGTCATGATCTGATAAGACAACTTCAGTCTACTTTGAATCTCTACACCACCCGTACCTTTCGCTTTCAGACCAAGATCGATGTTTGTGTTTACACCTTCGGCTGAAAGAACCGGAGTATTTCCGTTCGTTGCGGTCTCCATACCAAAGTGGTTAACCGCACCGGCGGGTGTTGTCAGTTCAATGATCTCATTACTTGCACTGTCTAGAATTTCAGTACCAATCTTAGGGTTGTTCAACAGAGGTGTGTTGAGTGTCTTATTGTTCAACGTCTGAGTGTGATCGTTGAAGGTAAACTCATCATCTCCGGTAAGGAGAGGAAGGTTGATCAACCTATTAGCGGCAATCGCATTGTCACCAACAAACTGGTACTTGTATAGGGCATTCTCCGAATCCATGAGGAACGGATTGACAAGAGTAGATGTCAAGACAGTTTTGTTTGCAATCGTCTGCGTTGCAGAGTCAACAGTAACCTCTCCCGTGAAATCAGGAAGAAGGATAATTTGATCTGCCGTGGGTACGTCTTTACCCAACTTGATATTACCTGTCGAACTATTGAAGATGATGTGGTCACTATCAAAAGAAACGAGAGGCATAAGGACAGTACTATCCCCACCAAGTTTCGAATAGATTTCTTGGAAGTTCTGTTCTATCTTGAGGGCTGCCGCACGGAGGGTGTCACCCGTTCCGTCATTTGCGGTTGTTCCTCTATTGATTACCTGTCTTGTCATTGTAGTTTGTCCTAAAAACTATAGTTCTATTTATACCAGTTTAAGGTATGTATGTGTTGTCAATGTTCTTGTTATAGTCGGAATCAAGCAGTTCATCAAGGTTACTGATTCCATCGGAATCCACCCAATCGAACTTGTCTTGATCGATGGTCTCTGTAGAAGAGAAGTCCATAGACGATCCTTGACGATCCGAATCTTCGTCGAACGTAGGTGCATCAGCCTCAAGGTATTCACCCAAGGATGAGTACAGACCAGCAAGTTCACCAATAGTCTTGTTCTGCAAGTCGATGATGTCGTTACCGCCTGGGTTCGGATATGTTGCTTCCGAACCAAGATTTGCTCTAAACAATTGCATTGTTCCGTCCGGTGCGTTAAAGTTGAACAATCCGGTCATGCTGGATATCGCACGTGTATCCATAGATGCATTACCCTCAATCTCAAACTCAGGAATGTCTTTGAGACCGGGCGGTGGTTGATCTTGAATGTTGAGGTCAAATTGACTTACTAGTTGAACCTCTGCACCCAAGTACATACCAGCGGGGTGTACGAACAACTTGTAAGGTTTTCTCCACTGCGATACCGACAGTTCACTCTTGATTAGGATTGCATATTGTTGATACAGTTTATCGTCGGTTAGATATCTCTGGGACTCTGCACCGATCTGCGATTCTCCGACATTGAAAATCTGTTTCTTAGTATAGACTACATCAGGGTCAATGTTAAAAAACGTTCGAAAGAACTGTTGGATAGAATACTTCGTACCCTTCGATCTATACAGAGTACTTGAATATTTCGCCGCAGCTCTCTTGTCCTGAAACCCTTCAAAGTATGACTCGCCCAATAGAAGTTCGTCCTCAATGAAGGACAACAACTTAAGGTCTGTCTGTGTGATGTCTCTCGTGTAGAACAACTCTTGAATCAGGTGAGACGGAGACTCAATACTTTCTTCAAACTCATAATATTCCTTGAGAAAGGACACGAACTTGGGGTAACTCTCAACGATGTGTTGTGAGAGTGCGTCCTCAATCGTGTACTCTCTTATATTGGGTTCACGTCTCCCAATATCAATAAGAGTTCTATCTCTTACGGTGTGACTCATCTTCTAGACCACCAACAAAGAAATACGTATCTGCTTCCTCTAGTAGGAGCGACACCATGTTTTACTCTGTTTCCCTGAACCACAACCGCCTTTCCGATTTCAGGTTCGATATAATCTTCTTCGACAATAGCCTGGCCACCATCGTAATCATCATTCAAGAAACACACCAAGGCATGATCGTGTTCTATAGTATCCTTGTGCATTATCATTCCAACATCGGTGCGCTTTACAACCTCCATGCTCTGAACGTAGTATGCAGAACCAAAGTTTTCCACACCAAATATCGCCATTTTTTGATGTAAAATCTTAATACCTTCGTGATCCTGTATATGATCATACAGTCTAGTGAGGACAACACCGTCATCCCACTCTACAGGCTCTTTTTGTTTGTTCAGGAATTGCATAAGATAATTACAGAATCCTGAGTCGAGTAAATTTTTATGAGTGGTAAACATTAGTTGTCAGCCTCCGTAATAACAGCACGTGCAACCGACCTTGCATTATCAAAGTTTAAGATATACTCTCTCTGAGGAACGATAGCAGATTGATTCGCAGGAACCACGGCCAGTTTGATAAAGTTTGTACCACCCACGATCTGATCAACCTGAAGTCCAACAATATTTACGTCACCTGTTTGCGGGTTGTAGGAACCCACGTTGTCCACAATTGCTCTATTAGTCGTTAGGTTGATGACCTGAAGTTTAGTTGAATTGAGTAAGTTTCTTACCTGACAGTTTTGATTCTTGTATACAAACGTTGACGTTGAAATTCGATAGAACACATCGTCCGGTGTCGCAATCGGAGTAGGATATTTGAAATTATGATCTTGTTCCACTAACAAGGATGGATAGAATCTCTGTTGCATCTTTATTTCCGCACGAGAAGACAGGACTGCAGGACTCACTTCATCCACCAAGGTCAACATGTTTGATCTACGGAAT